ATATCAATTCATATATAAATTAAACACAAAATGCCATATCACGCTCCAGTTTACGATTACCGTTGGGGGTCCGGAACCAAAATGGTGACCGAACGGTCTATATTGACCAGCTCTAGGAAGTTCCTAATCGTAAACGGAAGAAAGATTGAAATTAACCACGTTCCTAAAATTGGTGACCATGGGATTCATGGGGGTGTACTACAAATCATCCGCGGACAACGAGTCATCAATTATCACTAGATAAAAATTAGACGCTATTGTAATTTAATGGATTATAAGGAACCCAAAAAACGTGTGACTAAAAATGATAAGAAACATAGTAAACAAGTATATTCACAAAAACATGTACGAATAATGCAAGACATGGTATTAAAATCTAAGTCTATTAATAATGAACGCAAAGACTAGACACACGGCGATGCTCATCACTATATTCGTTTTACTGTTGATACTCTTGTACACACTCACGAAGCCTCAGCCCGTAAGACGTGTACACACACGCGAGCGCGTCCACGTCCCAGTTCAGATTCCAGTGACCCGTGAATTTAGAGCGCCGCCAATCAAGGAATACAAACCACGACGTATTCAACAAATGGGAGTGTTACTCGGTGAAAACAACGAGACACTCCCCTTGTACGGCAAGGAAGTTCGTGGACGAAGAGACAGATACCATTATTACACGGTAACCCCGGGTGATCAAATGTACTCTCTTCCAGTGTCGATGGGTGAAAGAGATTGCATGGATGATATTGGATGTCAAGAGATTTATGGTAACGAGACTATAAATATATTAGGACAATCAGGTGATTATTCCGCTAAATTGTATCGAACAGATAACTTTTTCTAATCATTCTTTTCTTCTGATTTTGGTATCATGCTCAGTGCCCTGTGGTACGTATCGTACGTCACGAGGAAAGATAGAGCTATACATATCGCCAATGAACCGTAACCAACTGGTTTCATTGGTACCGGGACCCACCATCCTATGAATTTTTTGCGCATCATGTTAGATATCATGATACAACAACAAAGTATAGATAATGCAGACACGGAATAGTGTTTATTTTTATCGAACGGAACCGTTGGACTCCATGCGTCTTGTCCCGGAAATACGTTTATACCGAGTACATTCAATAGAGGAAGGATCAAAGCTGGTAACATCTATTATTTACGTATATTTTATATTTAGTCCGAAGCGCATTTTCATGAAGCGCATTGCGTCACGTAGGTCTGGTTCACTCCATAGAAGCCACCTGGACCAAAAACCCGCAGTCCTCAAACCCGAGATTCCCCAATCCTCGAGTTTGCTCTTACTCACTTTAGACATTCTCTGGTGTACCTTTTGTGGGTCGCTAAATTTTCGCGTGTCTCCACCACCGTGTCGTAATACATAGAGACGCATACGCATGGGATCTTTGTGTATGGTATAATCCGTGTACCCCTTGCCACCAAAGTCTACATGATCTCCGTCGGGAAAAGTGACCCGGTACTTCTTATCACGGATCGGACTTTTCTTGAGTGTGACCCTCATTATTATTAACATCCGATTTTTTTTTAAATTTCATTTTTATGTGGGGATATACAGGATTTCAAATCAAAAGACGAGAATAATTGCGAAGCAACACCATGTTTTTTCATTTTTAAAAACACAAAAAACTTTTTTTATTTTTTCCGAAACTTTTCAAAGAAGAAAGCGTAGAAAAAAATAATTTTTTTATTTTTAATTTTCCAGAAATGACGAGATTTTTCAGTGTTGGTAAGAAATAGGCTTATTCATTATTCAGCAATCCACTAAACAAATTAAGAATATCCGCAAAATAGTCAAATGATGCACCCACAAAGTTACCTTCATAGTTGCGTCTCAGTATGTTATTGGTATCATACACGACGAAGAGTGCGAAGAGTGGTACGACGAGCTCCGAATATTTTTTTCCGGAGAAGAGTCTTAACAAAATCAAACCCATGAGTGCGATGAACAGAATCGAGCCGAGCGACTGGAGGTCATAGCCTAACATGTGTGTTGCCACACCGAGCGTAAACATGGCGATGAAAATGGTGACCGCATCGAGTAGAGCTTCTTTCGCGTTGGTCTTACCTTGTGTACCCAGAAACATACCGGCAACGGCAGACATGGCGGTGAAGAGTGTGAACCGAGTGATGATATTTTTACTGAATGCAAACATGAGAAGCGCGATAAACCACGCTATCATGTACGTGAGTGCATTTTTCGCGAACGCCTCGCTCATTTGGGGATCTTCTATGGTAGCCTTCGCAAAGCCGTATGTCACGAGTGACTGGAATATCAAGTTTGCGAAAACCTTGGATAGGAACATTCTATTAATATACACTTTTAATTTATTTTTTCAATAGTGCGTAGTGGTGGTACAAGTGAATTCCATTGATGTAAAGTCCAATGGCGAGTGGTATGAGAAGACCTGGTCGCTTCTTATAGACGGCTGGGAGTGCCATGATGACAGCAAGAAGTACCATAGTGAAATATATCACGGGTGGTGCGATCAAACCAGTTTGTGTTCGAGTGAGACCCATGAAGAATCGTTTGTCGAGTGTATCGACCTCGTCAGTTGGTTCTGGTGCGTAGTATTCCTTTCCTTTATAACCTGGCATTTATTATACATGGAGAAAATAATGAAATGTGTTCTGTTCCCTGTCGTGTTAGTAGCCTTTGACTATTTTAAGAATCCGATAGATCGCCTGTATTTTCGCAAACCACTCAGACCACTCGTTGGTATGCGCAACACTCTGATGGACGTGTTATTTCACCAACCATTTTATTATTCTAATGATTTTGGTGGATTATGCATACTTAAACTCTATCACAAAGAACTAAGAGACGCATTCCTGCATAAAATGGATACACTTGAGAAACACTATTTCCACGACGATGATGCATGGTTTGAAAAAACAGAAAAATACTACTACTACAAACTTTCTGATATCCCTTATATAAAGAAGCGCATAGACATGATTCCATGTGTCGCTGGTGGAATGATAGCAGTGATGGACGGGCCAATCACCATACCACCCCACCGCGCCGAGCACAATTTATACCTGCGATACCACTTAACACTCGAGGGTACGAGTACACTTGATACTGAATATATGACGCACGAGCACAAGGTGGGAGAAGATTTTGTTTTCGATCATTCGAGGTATCATAAGGTTGAGAAGACCACGGATGATAGAAGAATTGTAGTCATTTTAGACATTAAAAGGTTCTAAGCTAACAAGTGCGTTCTACACACGGCTTCGTATGCATCTGAACCACCGATCACTTCAATTTCTCGTGTATCTACGATACGTTTAGTAAATGGCCCGGGTGTTCCATCTTTACAATGCATACATAACGCAGATAATTTCGTAACGCTATCAGCCATGGGTATGCAGTCTAATATCTCCCCAAATTTGTCTTGTTTGTAATCTGCATCCAAACCAGCGACGATGACCGTCTTTTTAAGAAAGAGGCACATCCTCACGAAATCTGTGAGACACATAAAAAACTGCGCCTCGTCTATGGCTACGACTTCGGATTCACAAAATCCTTTGTCTAAGAGGGTATCCGAGAGTTGGTTTACTTTTATACAATTAAAATTTACGTCATCGTGTGTATGAATCACATCATCATTTGACCTCGTATCTTTTTTAGAGTTTATGACTGATATCTTTTTACCCATAACCCTGTATCTCTTAAGACGCCGGATAAGCTCCGACGTCTTACCAGAAAACATGTTGCCCGTGATTATCTCGAGACTCATCTTAACGATTATAAGACCTTTTTGTTTAACTAAGTCAAAACAAAATAATTAATATTTTAAGATGTTTCACAAGGCTTCATATAAAGGTATACGGGGTCATTACTGTATTGATACTGGTCGACTTCGTTTTGGTGACAAAGTATTTGAAAATATCAACGACGTCATTATTTTTTTCGGAAAATAAGGTATGACTAAGATCATCACGGCCAATTTCTTGATGTGGAAGGGTATGGAATTACACAGTGATTCCAGGACGAAGCGCCCAGTTAAGTATGCATTAAAAAAGCAAATAAAAGAGGAATATAACTGTCCCATGTGTAGAGATAAATGCAAAATTTATAATCCAATACTGGACACATACATGAAATGTCGTAGATGTGATGGGTGTACAATAAAGTTGGGTTCGAAAGATTACGATTGGTTAGATTAAAATTATGTGTAATAATTAAGATGGCCCTCACGGATCAGGAAATATCTAAGAAAGTTCGCGAACTGCGTAAAACGAAGGGTCCCATATATGCACCCCTTAAATATTTCAGAGGGCTCGATACATTCAAAGACGTAGAAACTAGATACATGAAAATGAAAAAGAAAACGTACACTAAATTCTCTACCGATAAGAACGTGAAAACTCGTACGTCCTCGTACACGAAACGATTCCGTGAAAAGTACCCGAACGCAAAATCCCTTCCCGAAATAGCGAAAGCGACGAAGATACCATTGAAGACACTGAGAACCGTGTACGATCGAGGACTCGCCGCGTGGAGAACCGGGCACCGACCTGGCGCTTCTCCACAGGCGTGGGCGTATGCGAGAGTGCATAGTTTTGTGATGAAAGGAAAGACGTATTACACGGCGGATAAGGATTTAGCCTCGCGTTTGGTTAGACCTGGCGCTATTTGATGTGGCTGGTCTCGCACTCGTAGTTCGTGTGACACTTTCGGGACTCTTGGTTCGCGTGATATTTTCCACGTTTCCATTACTTGAACGACTCTGGGTAACGGAATCGCGGCTTCCATTCGTTCTAGCTGCGGACGACTGATTACTCGCGGATATTTTTATTTGTTTGACTCGTGACCCGACACTACCTGTAGTAGATCTCGGTCTCTTACGCTGAGATACATTCGAATTGGAGCGCTTCATTTCAGCTGTATTGTTTCGAGATGACGCAGCCCTAAGGGCGGGGGAGCGGTTCATTCCAGCTGTATTGTTTCGAGATAGTGCAGCCTTACGAGCGGGTATGTTTTTTTTCATTTTCTTGGCCACTGGTACATTTACATTTACATTTGGCGTCCTCTGTCTTTTGGCTCCCTGTGGCTTATTTTGGGGTGTGCGCTGTTTAACGGAGCCAGTCGGCTTCTGGTTTTGGGCATTCAATGGTTTTGATACTGACTTATTAGCGTTTCTTTTATAGTTGGTTCCGCGCATCGGTCTAGTAACACCCGTCTTGTTAGATGGAGATATAGCTTTATTTTTAACGTAATTTGGTATAAACTGTTTAGAAAATCCACATATTATAATATTAGATCTACCCGTGTGGTAAGACGTATCAAATACTATTCGTGGGTTTGGTTCCTCCAATACATATTTTTGTATAAACAGATGCATAGTCGCCATCATAGCATCACCTGTTCCCACGGTACAATTTATAGTTTTTTGTGCCGCCGCTACACTTAATATTTGTAGGAAATCACCACAGAATTTTGATATTTTAAGAAGCTTATCGTTGTTTTCTTGAGCTTTTCTTTTAGTTTTTCCCCCTTCTACAATTTTAGTACCTATTTTTAGGTCATACTTGCCATAGGTAGCTGAACTTGGTATTATTTCTATTATTTTTCCATCTAAATCAAATTTTGTTATGTCTACAAAGGTACTAAATACTCTAGGAGGCCTTTCAAAAAGCTGACTCACGTCTCTTAACAAGCTTCCCTTTTTACCCTTTATTGCACCTGGGTCTATTATATTTGCTAAAGTTACGAGAGACTTAAATCCATACAAACTCTTTTTAGTACCATTACTTCTTTTAATATCATTTTTACTTTTTATTATTAAAGTTGATATGGGTGATTGTTTATCCGATTCTTGGTCTACGGATATATAAATTGGATTATTTTTGTTTTTTACGTATTTTCCTATAGATTCACTAGAAGTTGCTTTCAATATATCATTTAAGTCGAATAAATTTTCAAAATTCGTTTTTAGTTTAACTTCGAATCCTGGAATAGTAGTAATATCTACTATATTAGAATTATTAGTATTATAATTGATTGCACCTGTCCCTCTTAGTTTGGAAATAAATTCTGTAATTTTAATTTTAGGTGTATTTGGTACCAGTATATTTGATATTTTTAAGTCTAAAAACTCTCTAAATGTATAATATATTGGTTTTGGTTGTTTATGTGTCGTCCATCCCTTTACCACGGTTGCATCATGAGACATATCCAACCACAATAATACTAAAAAATCTAATTTAATATCATCATTTTTAAAAGTAAATTTTTTTTGTTCTATTTTTATTGTACGTTTTTCTATGGCTTCCTGTTGTTGATTTATAAGAGATAATAGTTCACCCCTGTAACTACCACCTTCAATATTTCTTTGAATTTGTGTCTCTTCCATTATTTGATATAAAGAAGCCAATTTCATAAATTTTTTATTTTTAATATTTTTCATAATATCAATTTTTTTGATAGGTTTAGTTTTTTTAGTTTGATCCTGTTTTCTCGCTTTTGTTGCAACTTGCGTATTTTTATTAGCCTTGGGCTGTACAATAGACCGCGTGGATCTACGAACCATCTTAAATTAAACACACAAAAAAAATACCTAAGTCATGTTGACCACCCTGAATAATCAATTGACTCAATCAAAGATGAACGCTGAATCTATTGCTACCTACATCGCCAACCTTGAAAAGGAGAACACCGATCTCAGAGAGCGTCTCCGCAAATCCGAAGAAGAAAAAGCTATTATGGAGTACGAAAACATGCTTCACTATGTTGAAGTGAGTGACAACGAGTCCGTCGCATCCGACTCTGAATATGAAACGGAAACGGAAACTGAATCTGAATCGGATGATTACTTTGTCTGCTACAACTTACCTCTCACGGAAGCCTTCGATGACCTCGCTCAAGAGGAAGAAAATGTATTCAAGAAATCGGTGTATGAACGAGCGGCCAATATCATCTATCATCTCGATTTCAAACTAACCAACGGTGAACAAATTTCACGTGTGTATGGTATTGGAAATGGTATCATCCAAAAAATAAATGAATTTCTTGAAACCGGTGAAATTAAGAGATTCAAGACATTCGCTACAAATGAGAATATCGCGGAACAATTGGATTTACTCGCGTGCGTGGAGAAAGATACTCACAAAAGCGAGGCTTACAAGAAGGGTGCAGAGGCTATTCGAAAACTCAACTTTGAAGTCACGAATGGAACT